TTCGGTAAAACTCTAACAAATAGATCATTTGGTCTATGGTTCTGGACTATCTTTTGGTAGTTCAGTACCTTTTTTTTATTTATTTAACAAAAAACTATAATTATTGCGTATTGAAGTGTGAGTAGTATGCTCTATTAAAACCCTTATAATCATCATATAATAGCAATTATAAGCATTACTATTACTCTAAGTAGTTGATAATCAATCAGTTATTGTTTATTTATTAGATATTATATAAGTATAATATGTCTTTAATATATTTAGCTGATTAACTATCGTTATCTCTAATAGATAGCGAAGTTATACAATTTATTTTACATTGTCAAATCTTTCTAGCATTTTTTTATATAAATTATTATCATTAATATATTTAGCTGTTTATTTACTATTATTATTAAGTATTAATTTAAAATATTTATTATGGAATCTTGGATACACGATATGATTTGTGAACACGACTATGAAGCTGATTATGAAAAAAAGAAGTTAAAAGAAATTTTAAATTCATTAGACGAAATTAAAATGCATCTTAAAGAAGACGGTTTATACGCTTTAGGAGTTTTATATGATTATGTTGACGAATTAAAAAAACCAGATAATAACGACTTACCATTCTAATTATTGGGGCCTAACGGCCCCTTTTTTTACTATTATTATTAAGTATTAACCAAATTTATATAAGATATGATTTTACATGAAATTAATTGCTCTTGCGGCTGTACAAGAGCTGAAAAACTAGACGAAAAGTGGGGTAATTGCGTAAAGTGTGGAGCACCACACGACATACAGTTTAGCGATTACACTACACACGATGTTGAGATTACACCTTTACACGTAATAGAACAACGTGCTAAAGAACAAGCGTATGAAGATATGTATCATGATGTTGATATGTTAGCTCATCTACCATATATTGACTGGGATACCTGTTTTGATATAGACAATATAACTGTCAACATACCAAAAGAATATTGTGTTTATCACGATGGTATGTGGTATAATCCTGAAAATCCTAAAGCTGGCGTTATAAACGCTGACGCTTATGGTAAACCAATAAGAGTGGCAATTTAGTCACTCTTTTTTTAACCTAAACATTAACTAAACATAAATAAAACTATGGGTAAAGTAAAAAATGAAATGTTAATCTATAAAGCAGATAATAAAACTGTAATAGACATACAACATTTAGTTCAATCACAAATTGCAACTATAAATAACCAAGCTAAAGTAATTAAATTATTAGAAGAAAACAATAAACTTAAAGATAAAGTAAGAAAATTGAATAATGAATGTGCTGAGTTAGAAGAGGCACTTCATACACATCCTAATGAATATTAACTAAAAAGGTGTTGAATCAGCCTTTTTTTTTATATTTGCAAACTTGTAAAATATAGAAGTGCTATCATATCTGTCGTAATACTTGCTTTTCTAAACTATATTTTATGCATAAGAGGTTTGGCACAGCCTCTTTTTTTACTTCTCTCGCTCGCTAACGCTCGCTCGTATTTACTATTTTTATTAATATTAATCATAAAATTTTATAAAATGTCAAAAAAATCAAAAACTACTACGAAAAAAGCTACTAAAAAAGCTACAAAACCTGCATTAAACTTTGCTACAGGTGTATTTATTAAAGAAACTGAGTATTCTATTCTTATGGACTTTAATGCTAAAGCATTTTGTCAATGGATGAAAGACAATATTAATGAAAAAGGTTATGTAAGAACTATAATTAGAGCTAACAAAGAAGGTTCTAGATTTTCACATAACATGTCTTTGAATGATTACAGCCCTAAAGCTGTTGCAGAAAAAGCTGTTCAAGAAGCTACTGAAGATCTGCCATTCTAATGGGTATATTAGGTATATCATTCTTCGCTGCCGTTGGTTATTATATCATTGTATATAAAGCCATCGGTAGACGTAGACTAGTTAAAACACAAACATTCTGGGACATACTATTTACTTTGTTGTTACCATTATTGTTTATTGGAACATTCAGCGGTCTAGCTACTGCTGTTATTGCAGGCGTGTTGTTTTCATGCTTTACAGCTATCACACCATCGCCTACAGAAGACGACTACAAATAAAATAGGTTGAAAGAGTATCTTAACGAATAACCGTGACAACACGGTACGGTAAACTAGAGCTCTTTCTTCCTTTTTTACTATTATTATTAATATAAACCAATACTTTTGCTTATGAAAGAAAATAATTATGAGATAAGCGCACAATATCTCAAAGACTTAAAAAAATTACTAAAAGATAAAAACAGTAATATCAAACCTTATCATATTGCGCACGCATCATTTAGAAAAAATAATTCAGATTTAATTATTAAGAAAGTTAATAAAATAGACTTTATTATTACATATCTAGACGGTACAAAACAAAAATTTCCAACATATAATGAACTTATGAGGATGACAAAAAATCTAAATGATTTATATCCTAAAAACAGAAGAGATTATATAGATAGGTATTTTAAGGTTATAAATGCTTTTCATAAGCACAGAGCTAAACTTAAAAAGAAAACAAATGCTATTGCTAACAGATTGTTACCCAATCAAGTAAAAGCATTAGTATCAAAAATATCATGATGAGGTTATTGCTGTAATAAACCATGGGCCCTCATCATAGAGTTAGGTCGGGCAACTATTTGTAGAATTAATAAAATTCATAATTAAAGTGTTCTAATTGCAGATAAACTTTAAGCATAGCAAGTTGACGTAAAGCGTTCCTAACTCTAAACATAGAAAGGAGGTTAGTAAACATAACAAATAATAATTCAGCGGTTATACTTTGTGTGTATTTACAATTCCTCCTTTCTTTTTTTTCAATTTAAATTATATATAAATGACAACATTATTAAAAAAATTAAAACATTATTTTTCAGGAGAACATGAAAAAAATAAAAGCATTCTAATAACATTATTTAAATTTGACAAATCACACAGTCATTATACACCAAATTACTGGTGTTTAAACAATATGTTAGCTCTTAACTTTAAAAAATGGATGATGTGGATTATATTTAATATCAATAATCCATTTGATAAAGATACGTGGAAATTATCATTTGATATAAAATTTACTCCTGATAGTTATTTTAGTAGAGTAGAAAATAAAAGAACTAAAGAAGAAAATAAATATCTTGATGATAAAGGTTTAATTGTAAGAGAAACTATGGTAGTAAGAGAGATTTCATCAAAAATACAATTATTATTTATTGAGTTTACATTTATGTTTAATTTTGACTATTTATTAAAATATGAATTATCAAATTACATGAAAGATGACGATTTTATAATAAAATATTATAGGCCTAGTTCTTTAAATATAAATAACGATGATGATTGGATTAATTATAGACATAAAAATAATATACTTTAACCATGAAAACAATAATAAAAAATTATAAAGAAAAATTTGGCTACACTCCTACCATTTATGAATTACATAGTTTATTCACGCAGGGAATGTTAACACTATCAGATGAAGAAGAAAATACCTTAATAAAAGAATTTAAGACTAAAAAACAAATAATTATGACTACAGAAGAATTTGAATGTTATCTAATAAATATATTGGATAGCGAAAAACTAACAGATGCAGAAAAAATTAAATTAATAAGACAATACATATAACTAAAAACAAATAATTATGCCAAATTGGTGCTGGAACCACCTAGAAATATCAGGTGACGAAAAACAACTACATAAATTTGTAGAAAAATCTACAAGTGCTCATAAAGAAACAAAGTTTTCATTTGAAGGTACTCTACCACGTGGCGATCGTAAAGATTGGTATAACTGGAGTGTAGAAAATTGGGGAACTAAATGGGATGCGAATGAGCCATATATATGTCATAATGATATAGATTACTTTGCTGTATCATTTCAATCGGCTTGGTCTCCTCCTATAAACTGGATAAATAATATATTAAAAGACTTTCCTGGTTTAAAATTTACACTAGAATACGAAGAAACAGGTATGTGCTTTGGCGGAATATTAACAGCACAGCATGATAAAATATGGGACGATGATCATTGGGATCTTGATGAGGCTTCAGAATGCTGTGAAGGAGAAGTAAACTGGGAACATGAAGAGTTTGAGCATCAATGTCTAATATGTGGAGATGAATGTGAAATAATAAGTATTAACGCAAGTCAAGTTAGGCCTGCACAAATTAAAATAAATGAGAATAAAAAAGATAGGTAAAAGAGTTTACAATTCTTACTCGGAGTGGCGTAGTTATATAACAAAACAAAGAGAAATAAATATTATGCAAAAGAAATTAGTACCTGCTGTAAACAAGTTAATAGAAAAACTATATAGTGTTAATAATGTTTACTTAGGAGAAAAAGGATTATATCATGAAATGGAAAAACTTAGAAACAAAACTAATGATATAAAAAAAGAAATAATCAGATTTATAAACTTAAAACAATTTAAAAAATGAGCAAAATGGAAACAACAACTATATCATTTAATGTTAGCAAAACTGTTAACATAGGTAACTTTGAGGCTATTAAAATTAATTACGGTCAAAGTATTACTGTAGATCCTACAAGACCTATTGAAGAGCAAAGAAAAGAGCTTATAAAAGAATGCTACAAAACTGTAAAAGAAGAAACAGCACTGTGGACTCTTAAAAGTGTTTCACATGTTGACTCTAAAAAGAATAGAACAACTTACAAAAGCAAATCAAATGTATAATATGCTAGGAGACTGGTACAAAATATTAGGTATCGTATTTCAATCAGAAAACTTTAAAAAATTAACTGATCAACACAAGAAGAACACAACTAAGTCTACGGTTTATCCAGAAAAAGGTAAAACATTTAGGGCTTTCAAAATGTGTCCTCTAAAATCTTTAAAAGTTGTTATACTTGGACAAGATCCATATCATGATGGTAGCGCAACAGGATTAGCATTTGCAAATAATGGTGGTAGAGTTAGTCCTAGTTTGCGCAACATAATACAGACAGTTAAAAATGATTTTGGAGATGTATATGTAAATCCAAATCTAGAAAGCTGGGCAAGACAAGGCGTATTATTATTAAATACCGCTTTAACTGTAGAGAAAGGTAAGGCTGGATCACACATAGATTTGTGGATGCCATTTACAAGAGATCTTATAACTAGTCTTTCTATATATAAACCAGATCTAATATGGGTCTTGTGGGGTAAGAAAGCACAAGACTATGAAAAGCATATTATGTATCCAAATGGACATACTATACTTAGAGCTCCTCATCCTGCCGCAGAGGCCTACTCTGGTGGTAAGGCTGGCTTCTTTACATGTGGACATTTTAAGAAAATTAATGAAAAATTAGAACAGCCTATAGAGTGGGGTGTAAAACAACAAATAACAATTTAAATTAAATTATAATGAGTGTAAAAACAAATAAAGCAGATATAGAAAAATACTGGACAGATAAAGTTGCTAAAAATCTAGTTGGTAGAACAATAACAAAAGTAGAATATATTGGAGATGATGAGATGGAAGATAACATGTGGTATAAAAAACCTATAGCTATACAATTAGATAATAAAGAATGGTTAATACCTGTGATGGATGATGAAGGAAATGACGGAGGAGCAATATTTACTTCATTTAAAGAGTTACAAACAATACCAGTAATATTTTGAAATCATATCTTCTTAAAAAAATTATACCAGGCTACAAGCTAAGTCCAAATCACAAGGACAAAAAGCTTGTGGCTCTGCCGTATAAATACAATGGTACAAAAATACTTGTTGAACATAGTGACAAGAAAATGATTATAGATCAAGACACTCCACTGCTTGGAGAACAAACGTTTGCTGATAAATTTGGTAGAGATAAAACATATACTCTTTACTATTATCAATGGCAACCTAGTAAAAATCAAATAAAATTAGAACTATGACAGGTAAAGAAATAGAAAATCATATGAAACAATTAGGATGTGAACCTACACATGATGTTAACGCTTTAGCTATAGCGGTAAATGAAGCAAGTGCAGAATTTGAACACAATGCATTTGAACTATTACAATTATTAATAGAAAATAAACCTATAAAAGCGTTAATGACACACAGTTATGGATTTCATACTGCAAGTGGAAGACACATTATAGAAACAATTAAAAGTTATTATTATGAAAACATATGAAGTAGCAATTAGCAGAACATACTTAAGTCGTATAACATTAAAATTTCCAGATGATGGTAGAAATCATATGGATATTATTGATGAAAAAATATCAGCAGGAGATCAAGATATATGGGATCTAATAGCTGAAAAGGAATTAGAACAAATGGATGTAAGTGATGAAGGTTGGGAAATTAGTGAATTAAAACAATAAATAAATAAAATTATGGGACAATATTATAAACCAGTATCAGTAGACAAAATGGAATCATTATACTCACATGACTATGATAATTTATCAAAGTTAATGGAGCATAGCTATATAGGCAATGATTTTGTAAAAGTAGCAGAATATCTTTTATCACCAAAAGGTCAGTGGCACATGCACAGCTTTGTATGGGCAGGAGATTATGCAGATAATGAAATAGATAAAGATAATAATTTACATATGTTAACAGAAGATAAAGAGTTAAAAATCAAAAATATACCACAAGAAAATATTGGTAATTTTATAGTAAATCATACACAAAAACAATATGTAGACAAATCTATTTGTCCTAAAGACGAAGAAGGATGGTCCGTACATCCTCTTCCCCTATTGACTGCCGATGGTAATGGTAGAGGAGGCGGAGACTATCGTCTGCACAATGTCTGGGTAGGATCATGGGCAAAAGATGTTATATCAGTAGAAAGAGAAGCTCCTGAAGATTATACAGAAATAGTACCTAACTTTAAAATGGATTAATTATGAATACAGAACAAATTTTAAAACAATACAATTTAGATTGGAACGTAGTTAAAAAACCATTAATGTATGCAGGTGAATGTACACCTGAAGCTAACAATGGATTACATCATACACCATATTATGCATTGGTAAGAGAAGATACTGGAGAGGTATTTAACTCAGTATCAAAAGCTTACGAGCCTACACAAAATTATACTATCATAAACACTTTGCAAGAAATTGCAGGACAAAATGATTTAGTTATAGTAAAAGCTATGGCTATAAATGGTGGTAGAAAAATTATTGTACAAATGAGAAAACCAGAAGGTCATAAAATATCCATAGGCGATGAACAGACAGAACAATATGTATATGCTGTAAATGGTCATGATGGTTCTTCATCATTAAAATTTGGATTTATAAATAAAGTTATATCTTGTCAAAATCAATTTGCATGGTTATCTGGCAACTCCTTTTCTGGTTATAGACATACAAAATCTATACAAGATAAAGTAAAAGATTTGCCAAAAATAATTAACTTTACAGATCAAGAAGATAAAATTATAGATCTACAATACATGAGTAAAACTACCGCAAGTGCTAGTTTAATCAATGATTTAGTAGATTATCTTGCTAAAACAGATAGAGAGTTACCAATATCTTCTAGAAAAGCAAATATAGTTAGAGATTTATCTGCTTGTATTTATACAGAAACAAATAGAATATCTAATACTTTATGGGGTGTATTAAACGGTGTTACATTATATACAACACATTATAAATCTACACCTAATAGAGATTTTGGTAAAGAAGAATCTATATATACAGGATCATCTTCTAAAATGAATAATAAAGCTTTTGATTATCTTAAAAGTTATGTTATAAATAATTAAAACAAATAAAGATGGGGGTAGGTGCGTGTGGCCATGGAATGATAACTAACGCGTAGCGGTTATTACTACCCCCTTCTTTTACTATTATTAATAAAAAAAATAAATATATGAAATTAATAGTATTAGATTTTTATAAGGACATCACTTATATTTACACAATGAATGAGAATGACAACGAACATAATGTTGATGAATTTTTAGTAACAAAAGGACATCGTCTTGAAAATTGTCAATGGATGTTAACTAAAAATGAAATTATAATAAAAGAAAATTGGAAAAAAAACAAATAAAACTATGAATTATGATAAATGGAAGCTCAGTAACCCAATAGATGATGGTTATGGATATGACATGGTAAGTAATTGCTGTGGAAAAAGAGTAGACGAGTCAGAATGTATATGTACATATTGTGGTGAAGGATGTGAAGCTATAGAAGATTACGAATATGAAGCTATACAAAAAGAAAATTATTTAGAAGATAGGGCAGACGAAGAAAGATATAGTAAATAATTATATATTTGTTAGTTAAAGCAAAAAATTATGGAATTACACGAAATTGAAGAATGTCTATTAGGTAAAATTATAGTAGAACCTAAACTATTAGACAAATATGCAATATTACTACACAAAAATTTATTTTATAATGATTTTAACAAATCAGTTTATCATGCTATAGATGATTTGCATAGTAAAAACAGAACGATAGATATTCTTACAGTTTCTAAATTAGTTAAAGGAGAAAATGTTGCATATCATCTATCAAAAATGACTGATCGGGCTTTTAATGTAATAGAAACATTTACATGTATAGGTATATTATCAGAAGAATATCAAAAAAGAACTTTAGTTACTGCTGTTCATGATGTAAGCAATAAGTTGTCTAATCATGAAGAACTAGAGCTTATTGTAAATGATTTAAATACAGCTATAAACAAAGTACAAATAGGTACACCTGAAAAGCTAAGTGATCTAAAAACACAAGTAACACATTTCTTAAAAGACGTAGAAACAAGAATGAACACAGAGGGTTTGTTAGGTATAGCATCTGGATTTAAAGATATAGACAGATTTACAGGCGGTTGGCAAGAAACAGACTTGATTATTGTAGGTGGCGCATCATCTATGGGTAAAACTAGCTTTGCTTTAGCCTTAGCATACAATGCGGCTAAATATACCAATACAGCTTCTGTTATATTTTCTTACGAAATGTCTGCTTTACAATTATTAAGAAGAATAGCTTCTATGGAATCTGGTATAAGTAATAGATATATAACTAATGGTACTTTAAACATGGATGAGCTAAAGAAATTACATAGTTCTGTTACAGAAATACAAAACTTACCATTATTTATAGATGAAGCTAGTATTACATCTTTAGCCTATTTAACACATAGAATAAAAGAATATGCTAAAAATAAAAATGCTAAACTTGTAATGATAGATTATTTACAGCTAGTTAGCTCTAAAAACAAATCTGGTAGCAGAGAACAAGAAGTTAGTAAAGTGGCTAGAACCTTAAAAAATCTAGCTAAAGAGTTAAACATAACTATTATTGCTCTAAGCCAACTAAATAGGGGCGTAGGTATGCGTAATAATAGTAAACCAACATTATCTGATTTAAGAGAATCAGGCGAAATAGAACAAGCTGCAGATGTAGTTATGCTTATATATCGTCCTGAATATTATGGTATAGAATACAACGACAATGGTAATGAAAGTAAAGGTACAGCTAACATTATATTTGCTAAAGGCAGAAATATAGGTGTTGGCGAAGTTACCTTAAAATTTATAAGTGAAATAACTAAATTTATTGATTATGATTAAAATAAGTAAAATAGGTAAGTACCCTATAATATCACTAATAATACTAGCGTCTATTATTTTTATACTAGGCCCTGTATTATTTTCTGTTATATTGGCTGGTATTATTGTATTGCCAATATATTTAGCTGTTCAATTATTGGGAGATAAAGATTAATTTTATATCTTTGTCTTACATGGAACAAAAGAAAATAGAAAAATCTAAACTTAAATCTATTGTTGCAGAAATTGCACACGATTTAGGAATTGACAAAAAACTTGTAAGACAAGTATTACTTCTAACATTTAAAGAAATAGCTATAACATTATTACTAAAAGGTAAGCCTGTAATGATTAGAAGATTTGCAAAATTTGTAGTTGCAGCAGCATCTATAAGAAAAATTAGAAAAACAAAACAAAAAGAAAAACAAAAATGAATTTAAACGATCTAAAAAAAGAAATACCATACAAGTGGCGTGTACAGTCCACTAAGTTTGGAAAAACTACCTGTGTAGCGTATATTGACGCTAGAGACTGCATGGACATATTAGATGAAGTGTGTGGTCCAGAAAACTGGCAAAGTATATTTTACGAAGCAAGCGGATTATTGTTTTGTAAAGTAGGTATATATTGTCCAGAAACTGGGGCTGAAGAATATGGTAAATGGGTATGGAAATCAGACACAGGATCAGAATCTAATGTAGAAAAAGATAAAGGTCACGTATCAGATGCATTTAAACGTGCATGTGTAGAGTGGGGTATAGGTAGATTTTTGTATAGATTACCAATACAAACTTTAACTACAAAACAATGGAAGGGTAAAGACTATCCATATGCACCTGAAAAAGATAAAATTATATTTGATGGAGATACACTAACAAAGTATATTAACTGGAAAATTAAAAACAATAAATAATGGCAAATGATCCTATAAACGAAAAGTATGCTTCTGCATTACCTAAAAACAGTATAAACACACCTATAGTAAAAACTGTAGAAGAATTGACTGTAGAATTAAAAATTGCTAATACTGATAAACATAGGTTGCAAGCATATAATGAGTCCTTAAAACACCATATTATGGACTTACAAGAGCAAATAAATAATATAAAACAAATATTAAATAGAAAGAAAGATGATACTACCATTTAATTTAAACACTACAACACAAACTAAAGCAAAAGGAGAAAAGTTTGAATACATACAGCCTGGATCACATGAATGTGAAATTACAGGTATAAGCACATCAGAACAATTAGAAGACTATAAAGGCTCACCATTTATAGATTTTAAAGTAAAAAGTAATCAAAGAATTGGTAAATGTAGATTTTGGGCGGTAAAAGAATCTGACAAACCATCTACAAAAGAATGGAAAACCAAAACTTTAAAAGACTTTTTAATAAATGCAGGAGTTAGAGATTTTAGCGATGATAGCAATGCTATGAATGACGCTATTGGTAAATCTTTAATGATAGCATTTATATCTGAAGAGTATATAGGTGTTAATAGAGAAACACAAGAGCCTGTAATTAGAACAGCTATAAAATATAGATGGTCTGCTAAAAAAGGAGGTAAGTGTACATACAACCAAAACATGAATCAAACATTATCTGATGTAGATATGGCTGATTTTAGTACACGACACAGTGAATGGAGTAAAGCAAATTCTGCGGTTAATAATACAGAAGAAGATGAAGATATGCCATTCTAAAAAATAAGAGATAACAAATCCCTAGGGTATCAGGTAGATGTAGTATATCTATATCTTTAAGACTTAAGTGCGCCAAATTACCCAAGGGTGCAACTCTTACAATTTTACTATATTTGCAATATGGACGAAATTTTTATAGCAGGAAATGTCCCATCTAGCAAAAATGGTAAAAGATGGACAGGTAAGTATTTAATACATTCAAAAACAGTAATGAACTATATAAAAAATACAAAACAAGATTGGCTAGACAATAAAGATAAATTTTTACAATTATTAGAAAATAAACAAGCCCCATATAAAATTAAATTTACATTTGTTAGAAATAGTAGAAGAAAATTTGATTATATAAATCCTTGTCAAACTGTTCAAGATCTTATGGTTAAATATGATTATATACAAGACGATAATTGTGATTATATTTTACCTTGTTTTGGTAAATATAAACATGATAAAAATAATTCTGGAGTTATAATAGAAGTACTATGATAAGAGATAAATATATAAATAATTTTATATTAGATTACTGTAATTTAGTAAAAACTACTAAAGAAGCAATTTGTTCTAAATGCAGAAAAAGAGATACTGTAGAAAAACGTATGGTAATAGCACATTTTTTAAGAAAAAAAATTAAAATGTCTTATCAACATATAGGTAATATATTAAATAAACATCATGCAACAATAATACATTATAAAGGATTAACAAGTGATATGCTAGAAATATATCCACATATTAAAACTTTATATAATTTAGCTAATCAAGCTTACGAGATGAATAAAGAAACTTTATATATATCTTATGGAGAGCCTAGTGTATTACAGAAAAAAGAAAGAGAGCTAATAGATATTCTCTTAGATAAAAACAAACAACTACAAGATAAAATAATTAATTTAGAAAAAGAATTAGATGGCAACAAAAACTAAAAAAGAAAAAATTAAAATAATGGGCAAAGAGTATAAGGTAGACTCTATTGTAAATGAAACCTTAAAAAATATGTCTAGCGCATTACATTCACATGAAGTAGCCTTGCTAAGCTGGGTTCATAAAGACTATAAGGGTGCAGACACAAAACAAGAAAAAGAATTATTTAGAAAAAGTTTACATGATTATTGTATGCAAATACCTGACGCAGTAAACATACTTGTAAGAATGCAAGAATTAGACGAACAAACCGAAAAAGAAAAAGAAAATCAAAACAAAGAAGAGAAAGATAAGGGAGCAAAAGAATAATTTACTACTTTTGTAGAACTTTTCTCGTCCATAGTTTATATGGTTTTTTGTTTTGTGTGTGTTAGAGCCTTCCTTCGGGAGGGCTTTAATACAAATACAAACAATAAATATGCAATTAATAGAAAATCACAACTTGACTCACGACACATACTATACTGATAATGAATATGTATCTAACAGTATGCTGAATAATTTATCTGGTAAATCACCAGAATACTTTAGGTTTATAATGGATAATCCACAACCACCTACAGCTTCTATGAAATTTGGATCAGCATTACATATGAATGTATTACAACCAGAAGAATTTAGTAAGCATTATATAGTTTCACCAAAATTTGATAAAAGAACTAAACAAGGTAAGGCAGATTATGCAGAATTTATAAACAATAATATGTTTAAAACAGTTATAACAGAAGAAGAATATTTGCAAATAACACAAATAACTGATAAACTTAGAAATGATGAAGATGCTAATCTAATGCTTACTCAAGGCACTAAAGAACATATAATAGCGTGGAATAATGAAGAATATGATATTAAATGTAAAGGCATGCTAGATGTTTATAGAAGAGATGATATTTTAGGTCACAACTATATAGTAGATCTTAAAACCACACAAGATAGCTCATATTATGGTTTTTCTAAATCTATGAAAAAGTTTAAATACTATAAACAAGCTGCTTTCTATATGGATGCTATAAAAGCAACAGAATTTTACATTGTAGCTGTAGAAAAAAATCCACCTTATAGCATTAACATAATACAGATAGGTCATGATTTGCTAGACAAAGGTAGAGAAATGTACAATAATGATTTAGAAATATATAAATATTGTAAAGAAAACAATTATTGGCCTACCCAAGGATATGACTATACAGATAAAACATCTGAAAGAATTATACACATAATGAATGATGACATATTATGAATCCAAAATATAAAGATAATTTTATAAAATACTTACTAAAGTTAGTTCCTGATAATATAAATCAGGAATTTAACTTTGAAGTAACACAAGACAAAACAGGATATATAAGAATTAACAATAATAATATTGAGTCTGTTTATTTGGTTTGCAGGCCAAAACAAAACTCTAATTTACAAGGAGAAATATTTATAAAATACAAATTTACAGATAAAGAAGAATTTGAGTTTGATAAAATTTATTATCGTCCTGATGGTCATAATGAATATAGATATAATAAGGATTTAAAAATAGATGCAATATATTTAAGAGGTTACGCTATATTGCCACAGTTAGATCCTTATACAAAAAAACATTATTTTGAAATACTAAAAGAATGGGAAAAATTAGATACAATATTAAATAAAAATAATGATTATATATCTATGTATCAAACTGTAAAAAATAACAACAAAGTAAAAATATCTTATGTTATATCTGGATCAAGATATGGTAATAAATCTAAAAATCTTACAAGTAAAACTATTAAAATTATAAAAAGTATAACAGATAATTTTACTATTGAAAATAGTATATACGGAACTAAAGGAGAGTATAAAGATAATAACATTATCAAATCTGATCCTACATATCTTATAGTTTACGATACAATAGCAGAAAACATACACAATAAATTAAACAAGAATAAAAAATGAAAAATTCAGTAGTATTTGAAGGAGGTATTGATAAAGTTAGTACCTTAGCAGATGGGAGTTTACGTTTATTTATAGGCACTCCTGAACTAGCAAACGAAACTATGGTTAATGTTTTTAACTTAATAAAAAAACCTGGTTATGTATTAATATCAACTAATTCTATTAATCAAGAACAAATAGATGCAGTAGAAAAAGCTACAACTAATACCGAGTTTAGTGAAAAAACACCAAGCCAAAGAATGAGAGCTGTACTATATAAATTATGGGAAAAAACACAACCTAAGACTCTTAATGGAGATACTGGTGAAATGGAATATATAGAATTTGATTTGTTCTATAAAAGACAAATGAATAAAATTATTGATCACTTTAAAACTAAACTAGACTAATGACAGAACATAACAAATATTATTATGAAATAGGTAGAAATGGATATGTAGCAGACACTACAACAGACAGCAGAATACCTTCTTATTATGTAGGTAAACATTACAAATATGAAGCTAGAAAAGTAGTAGAAGATTTTAATCTTTCATACAACTGCGGGACAGCTGTTACTTATCTTTTGCGTGCAGACCGTAAGCATAGCACTCCTGTTGATTGTATAAAAAAAGCAATAGCTCATTTAGAATTTGAACTAGAAAAGTTACAAAATGAAAGTAAAGAAAATAAAGAGAAAGACATTTAAGATAAGACCATCTGGTAGATCTACAGACTTTATATCTCCTAGTTTTGGTTATGGTTGTTTGTATAACTGTTCTTATTGTTATATGAAACGACACAGACCAAATGGCTTAGATATAGCCACTAATACAGAAGATATACTTACTGAAATAAATAGTCATGTTATGTTTGCCGAAGTAGATAAGCCAAATCAAACACATAAAGAGTACATAACATATGACATAAGCTGTAATGAGGATTTTTCACTACACGCTAAATATCACGAATGGGAAAAAATATTTACATTTTTTAAAAATCATCCTGTTGCTATGGGTAGTTTTGCTACTAAATATGTAAATCCTGATTTTATATTTTTCAATCCTAATGGTAAAATTAGAATTAGGTTTAGCTTAATGCCACAATCTAAAGCAGATATACACGAGCCTAATACATCTAAAATTATAGATCGTATCAAAGCTATCAATGTATATGTAAAAGCAGGATACGATGTTCATGTAAATTTTAGTCCTGTAATAGTTTATGATGGTTGGCTTAACGATTATTATAGATTATTCCAAATGCTTAATGACTACGTTGATTCGGCCATACATGCAAACGTTCTGTCGGAAGTTATATTTCTAACACACAACGAGTCTAGGCATTTGGTTAATAATAAAAATAACCCTATAGCAGAAAAAGATTTATGGACACCTAACGTGCAAGAATCTAAAACATCACAGTATGGTGGTAAAAATATTAGATATAATTACAAACTTAAAAAGGAATATATAAAAGATTTTGTAAATTTACATAATAAAATTATTCCTTGGAATACAATTAGATATATATTTTAACATGGGAAAACAAAACGATCAATTATTAAAAAACATAGAAGAGTATGACAAAAAAAAGAAAGCTGAACAGCAAGAATCCGAAGTACGGAAATCAAAGCCAAACACAGGAAAAGACAATAAAACGAAAAGAACTCGCTTGTACCACATCTAACGGTGTACAAGTTTATAAAGTTTGGTACAATTAATATGAGAACACAAGATAAAATTAGATATTGGGAGAAATACAAGCGTTATTTATACAAATGTATTAAGCGTATTGATAGGTATATAGAAAAGCTTAAACGGTAACGTTGTAGTTTAATATACCTTGCAAACCATTTCTTCTACTATATATAAAAGCTTGTGCTTTTTTAATGTTACCTATAAAGCCTTTGCTATCATGCCAATAATCAGTTGCAGACATAGAGGATAAATTTCTAACAGTTATACCGTTTAGTTCTTCTATGGCCTGTAACTTAGTGGCTTTATTAGTATGATAATGACCCCTATGTACTTCAACATAGTCTACATTACTCCATAAATTTTTAAATCTTTGTGATATAATACCTGGCAAATCATTTGTTTTAGGACCATCACCATGATCAGATATTATTAAATTGTTACCATAAGGTAATGCCTTCATCAAACAATCACTATTATCTACTTTTACATTTTCATTGTTTTCATAATACAATTCTAATGTATCACCTAAATGCATAACAGATTCTCTGTCGTGATTACCTGGTATGACCATAACGTGTACGTCTGCTATTTCTGATAGTCTATCTATAGCTTTTATCATTAATTTTCTAGCAGAACGATACATATCTATATGATAATTACTGTTAAACTGCGGAGTCCCTTTTGTTGTCGCTGGTATAGGCCAATCACCATCTGAGTTTAATAAGTCTTGCCCTACAATAAAAAGTATCTTATCTATATAATAACCCTGCGAACGATATAAAAGGTGCTCTATGGCGCTTAAAAGACGCTTATAAGCTATTTTAATACTATATTTATCATTCTTTATACCTATTTTACCTAAATGCAAATCAAATGCTGATATTTCTAGCAAATGTAAATCCTTTCTGTCTTCTGGTCTTTTTCTATCTTTTTTTGCAACTAAAGGAGATAAATTCCGTAAGTCTTCTATAAGTTCTTCTTTTATTTTTTTTAAATTAACTTCTGGTTTAATTCTTTTTAAAAAAGCTTTAGTTCTAAACATAGTAACTGTAATAGGTTTTCTGTCATTATCAAAACCTGTTACCTCGTAAGTTCCTATATCGTATTTTTCTACTTCCCATAAATCTAAATCTACTTGACATGCTGCTAATAGATCTTCTAAAGATTTTACTCTTGTACAATTTTCTGCTGTTACTACAGCTTTATTTTTTGTTTCTTGGAAATTTAGTACTTCTTTTTCTCCTGGTTCTACATCAGGATTTCTTTTTCTCAATCCGCGTGCTACTGTTCTTATCTGCTCATAATTAGTTCCAAATTTTTTTGCTGTGTCTGCGTATTTACTACGCATTAAGTGTGGGTTTTCTAAAAGATATTCCCTAATTTGATCATTTAAAGACATTGTTTTATTGTTTAATTTTCTTCAACACCATAACCATGTTGACTATGTAATGTTAAATTTACTGGAACAAGCTTGCGCTTTGACCTACGCCCAGAAATTTTATTAACTACTTTATTAACAATTTTTGGATTAGTAAAAATTTCACCTTTATTGTACCCTTTTACTACAACATTATCAATAGTAATTTTATTTTTTCTTGCGTCTTGAAAAACCCAACTACTTAGCCATATAGGTACACAATATTCAGACATTAATATTTTTTTATAGTAGTAATTTCTGGACCTGCACCACTAACAACTGCATAAAAATATATAGTATTTCCAATGTTACTAAAAGATTCTATAAGACCATAAGACCCTATAGATATACTGCTATCTGTAGGCATATTTTCTACTACCAACCTATACATATCTCCTCCTTTAGTGTCTTCAACTAAATCACCTGTAGTTCCTCCTCCTGTATATGAAAACGTCATATCTGCTATAGGGGATGTACTCCAATATAAAGATACTATTGAAGATGTATCATCTGAATTATAATGATTAATTACAATGTCTAGCAAAGACTGTCCAGGTAATAATGTAGTAAAATTATATACTGTTTGTATTGCAGGAAATTTAAATCCTTCTATATGTGTTTTAACTTCTCTATTAATTTCTGCTATAGTATTAGCAGTTTCATCTATTCTATTAACAGATTTAACTTGTTCTGCCAGTATTGATCTTTTTTGCTGTGTGTTTTGCATAGAAGCATAATCTATACTTGTGTTTGTATTTTGAACTGCTTGTCTTCTTACGTATTTTGATCTTACAGATTCTCCTTTAGCACCATATTTATCTTTTATTATAGGCATATTATATTATTTTATTATGTTATAGTTACAAGTCCACCATATACAATATCACTAGTAGCTGTAACTGTTACTCTTATTGCTAGATAATTTGTAGAATTAGCAGCTACATCTGTAAAATCACAAGCACTACCAACAGCACAACCACCACCAGGTGTCTTATCTGTTAAACCACTAGCATTAACATCTGCTTCAAAAACCTCTACAGTGTTGTTAGTATCATTACCATATATAGTAACGTTTGTTGCTGTTTTACCAGTAGGTATTTCTACAAAAGCATATAACTCTCCATCAGCTGAAGAAGCTCTAACACCTATAGTGCCAGTATCATCATACTGTACAGATTTATTTACACCACCGTCTTCGTTTTGCATAAAATCTGTTGGTAATAATTTTATACTAGTTTCACCTCTTAAACTTACAGCACCATCAGCGACAGTAAAATGATTACTATCAAAACTAGCTACACCTTTATTAGATGTTGTAGCAAGTTCACCTTCTATAGTAATATTAGTACCACTTATTTTCGTATCTATACCTTCTCCACCTCCTATAAAAAAATCAGCAGAACCAGCTGTATCTGATGCTATATTTTCATCATCAGCTTGAAATGTTACCCCTGTTATATCTCCTGTATGCGTGTCAGAATCTGTAGCAGAAGTTATACCTGTTACATGACCATATGTGTCTAAGGTTATATCTTGTATAAATGTTCTACCGCTGTTATTTACACTAGCTTGTGATGATGTATCGTCATGATTTATTGTAACAGTATCTGTAGCTCCAACAACAGTGCTTATAGCATTACCACCTGCTATATCCATTGTATCACCACTAGATATAGTTTGATTACTACCACTGTCACCTGTTAAGGTAAAATCTCCACCCCCGCTTACTGTGTTTTTTACAATTTTATTGTTTGAATCTAGGCCTAAGTTTGCGCCACTTGCAATTGTTCCTGTATCAACGTCTTCTAAAAAAACATCGTTACGAAATATAGTAATAAACTTTTCTATTTTTTTACCAATATATTTAAGCATAGTCTATATATTCTATTGTTACAGAATTACCGTTATCTAATTCATTTGCAATAATAGGATATACTCTTTTGTATGCTTGATTGGATTTACCTATAAAACCATTTTTTACTAAAATGTTATTTTCTTGTGTATCTCCTAATAATAAACAGCCTGCTGTATGTTCGTCTGTATTACCACAATGAATTAATATATATTCAAAGTTTGGCACATTTCTTACCCATAACATACCTTTGTGTATGTTTCTAAATTTTTTTTTGTATCTATCGTGAAACCCACCTTCTTCTCTTAGAGTTATGTTATATTTACCTGCTGGTATTCTTGTTTCGCTATATACTTTTCTTGTTCTATATTCATCTTCTAATGTATAGCACAAAAATTTATCACCATCATTTGTCTCTAAAAAAAGTAAGCCAGAAGTACTATCCTCCTGGCTACTAAATCTTAATACTTTAAGTTTCATATCTTAGTTGTCTAATGCATCACATATTAAATATCTAACGTGTTGATCTGCTGTTGCAGCTGTAACTTTTATACTACTACCAGAGCCATCACCATTTAATTCCATAGGCGCAAAGAAACATTCTCCTGGCTTTAGGTCAGCTAACTCTAATGCTGAACTTTCTGAAGCACTAGCCTCTACTTCTACAGGATAATCACTATCTACATTTTTTACAAAAACATAAACTCTATCATCATTAACATCTGCTAAAGCTAATTCACTACCTGCTGTTTGTGCTAAATGCTCACCTGTATATAAACAGTGTGCAGTTGTATTTCTTTCTGAAGTAAAGCTTGGGCTATAAGAAAATATTGTAGTACCTTCTGAATCTGTTAGAGAAAAAGTACCCGAAGCTGTAAATGTTGTAGTCATTGTTGACATATCTATATTTTTTTATATTATTAATTATGCGTTTGAATCTATTTCTACTGCAAAATACTCTACAGTAACAGTAGCAGTGTCAGCATCTCCTCTAATTACACCATTATCTCTAAGTATAGTAAAGAAAAATTCTCCTGGTTCTAAAACAGCTATTGTATTGTCAGCATCATCAGCCATACTAATTGTCACAAAATTTGTGTCGTCTAAATTTCTTACATATACAACCTTACCATATGTAGGGGCAGTCATTATAACTGTACCTCCAGTTGCTATATTTTTTCTACCTGTTTCTACCTGATCTATACCAGTTAAATTTAAACTAAAATTACCACTTTCAGATTGCGTATATCCTGATGCAGAAGAAGCTGAACATGATATATTTGCGTTAAATGTATAGTTTTTTGCCATTTTTATTTATTTTTACAAATTTATAAAATTTTTTTTATATTTTTTTGAATCCATTATTTTTTTCAATTCTGCACATTTTTCATACTCTTCTAGAGTACAAAAATAATCAATTAAATCGTTAAAAACTTGATTATTTATCTTTTTTTTAGGAGGATAAGGTAAAACGCATCCATTATATTCAAAAAGTTCTCCAAAGGTAAGCTTGTTAGTTACGATAATATATGCATTTTGCATAGATTGGTGATACAACTGTTCATCGTCTAAATCTAACGTACTCATACTTAATGTCATTTTTTAACTTTCTCTAATGATCTACCTCCAAAATAAGCACCAATAACAGTAATTAACACTAACTGTAACAGGTCTACCCAAGACGCTTTAACTTCAAATGATATAACGCCTGCATCTATAAATATTAATAATACTGTTGACACACATAAAAATATTAAAACTAGTGGTCTTATATTTTTTGATAGCCAAGAATCAGAAGCCATATCAACCTTCCATCTTTCAGTTACTTGCTTTTGCATTTCAGCTTCATAACCCATAATCATATCTTTTATTTTTCTTTCAGCTTCTAATTTTTCTTCTTTAGAAGTGTGTAAATTGTCTATAACTCCACCGACATTTTTTACTAATTCTGCTGTTCCTTGTGATAATAAATTTCCTAACATAATTTTATTTTAATAACCTCCTCCTGTTCCTTGCCCTCCACCTGTAGGTGTCATTACTACTGGCGCTTGTGTTGGTGGCGCTGGACTAGCAGCTGGAGTTGGACTTGGAGTTGGTTGTGTATTAATTGTTGGTGCAACTGGTTGTACAGGTGCACTAACTTCTGGTTCTACATCTACAAAAGGCTCTGCAACTGCTGCTGTTACATTTGCTGTTGCGCCTGTATGAGTATATCCTCCCATATAACCTGTTATACCATTATGAACATGCGTATGGTATCCTTGTTGATTATTATCATTTGCCCATGTTAAGGCTTCTACTACAGAAGAATACAATGGTATTCCGTCAATTGTTGTTAATATGCTCATTTTTTTATACTCTTTTTTTCTACAGTTCCATCGTTATATATAAAGAATAAAACCGTATTATATGTTATTTTATTTACAGGTCTACCTAATAAATCTGTAATTCCTATTAATTCTTTATTTATCATTCTTAATGGTATAGGTCCAACCCAACCATCAACACAATGATTATACGTAGCTTGACATATTGTGTCCCACTCGTTTTCACAACAGTAATCATCTACTTCTAAAACCCATGCATAACAAGGGTCGTTTAGCCAATAAGGAACACCTGGTCCCGTTATGCAACCTGCATCATACAAACAAGACAAACTATCATTTATATTAGCTAGTTCATTATAGTTGTACGCATTAAGATCCATACATCCTTGCACAATACTGATACACGAACCATTGTCAGTATTAGCCAGTGGATTATAGTTAAAAGCAGTAGAATCGGTACACCCATATACATAAGCGATACAACTAAAATCTTCAGTGTTTGCTTGTGGGTTGTAATTAAGCATGCTAGGGTCAGTACAACCATAGATAAAAGGTATGCAAGTATTATTATCAACATTGGCTAAAGGATTATAATTAAACATTGTGCTATCGGTGCAACCATATATAGGTAGTATGCAGCTAAAGTCATCTGTATTACATGTATCACAATAATTTAAAGCTATTGGATTAGTACAACCGTATATTACTGGAATACATGTTCCGTTGTCTGTATTAGCAATAGGATCATAATTATATGCAGACGTATCCATACAACCATAAACAAACGGTATGCAAGATCCATTGTCTGTATTACAACTATCACAATAATTAAACATAGTTGCATCAGTACATCCATAAATGTAAGGCACACAGCTACTATCATCAACATTTGCACTTGGCATAAAATTCCACATTGTACTGTCTGTACATCCATATATAACACCTATACAACTACCATCATCTGTATTTGCTAATGGATTATAATTTATAGCAATACTGCTCATACATCCATATACAATAGCTATACATGTATCTGGAGTATTAGCATTAGGATTGTAATTAAATGCTAATGGCTGCATACAGCCTGTTATAATTTGCACACAACCACCGTTATCAATATTTGCTGAAACATCATAATTAAAAGCATTACTGTCAGTACAACCCCAGATAGCCTGTGTTACACAACTACCGTCATCGTAATCTGCTATAAAACCTTGTGTATAGTATTCTAAGTAGCTTGAGTTAGTACAACCTGGACTATAATAACAACTGCTATCTGTTGTGTTTGCTTCTTCAAAATAATTTATAGCTGTAGAATCTAAACAACCATATACTTTTTCTTCACAAGTGTTACCACAATTTGTAACCAAACCATAAGGAAATAATGGCTGTATAAAAGGTGGCTGTATACTTATTAAAGTATCTCCTTCAGGGTTTATAAATGTAAAACCACATTCTATAGTTGTTAATGCTGCTTGTGAAGATATATGAAATATAAACTCCATAGGGGCGGGTGCAGATAAGTTTATTTGATATTCGTCATTAAAGCCTCCTGTATGGTTAAAATGATACACACTATCTGGATGGTTCAAAACTAAATGAGAACCTACCCAACCATTACCCATTAAATCATGCAACACTAAAGTAAACTCACAATCTGCAATCATATCCATAGTATTAGCATTTGGATCATAATTAAACATTGTAGAATCTATACATCCATATATTTTTAAAGTTTGACAACTTCCATCGTCTACATCAGCAAATGGATTCCACTCTACATAATCATCATCTGTACATCCATATATAGGTGGACATGAATCAGAAGCAAATACATGTGATGTGTCATTACCAAAAGCAGGGTTTGTACCATACACCAATGTATC